AACTTAACCATAAGATTATCCCTTCAATTATACTATATCACTTATTTTAGTGAATGTAAACCGTTTAATCTATTTTTCGGGTGCCCAAGACCATAAAATTTTATCTTCATTTCCATCTAATAATATTGCAATCGGTTTATTATATTTTTTAGCTATTTCAACGACCTTTCCCCACCGGGCCATAAATTCTTTCTCTTTAAAATCCCGTTGATAATATGGAGCATTTACAGTAATAAATTTAACATCCCGGGCAATCTCTACCCCACCATATATCTGGGTTTCTAAATAACCGTGTTGTACTCCAGCACTCAAACTATGAAGTTCAACAGTTCCTTCAGTATAACCTAAAAGAGTTTTTGGATTATTCTCTAATATTAAATTATGGATTAGTCCTAAATTATTTTCATTATACCGGCCTAAAGTTCCATTAATATTAAGTAAATAATCATTTTGATTGTGAGTACTGCTATTACCCAAAGTAAATGTAGACCTGGACGAAACCTCTTTCTCTAAATGAAATGATACATGGCCATAAGTACCATTTAATTGTTTTGCCGGCTCACTATTCAAATAACCATATATCGGGCGTTCTTTAGCAAGATCAACCGGTAAACCATCCCCATCTTTAATAAAAGTATATTCTGGGTTCTTTTGTATTTCCCCGTTAGATAAGTAACCTTCCCACCTATCCCGGCCACTACCCTTTTCCGGGCCTAAATAACCCTTACTTGTACCAGTTTCATATTGATTTTTGAATCGTCCTTCTTCAAGAATATTCTGAGCTGATTTTGAATCCCTGGCTAATTCCCTGTTTATAGTCAAATCCAAATTACCGGCCCGGGTATCCTCCAGAACTTTGGCATGAAGTTTTTTAACCCATTCTTCATTTGCTATATCATTCCACCGGGGGTCTCGTTTTACTTCATACTTCATCATATCTATAATATAATCCATGCGGTCTTTATTAAAACCCCCGACAGAATCAGCAAACTCTAAGGTCCTTAATTGATATTCAGATAAATGAACTTTAGGTTTAATTTCCGGGGCAACCGGAACAACCGGGGCAAGAGCCGGCAATTTAGAAATGATCTCATGAGATAAAAGATCATCCGAAACAGCCCGAGCTATATCCGTAGTAAACGGGCTTAAATCCGGGTGGAAAGTACCAAGCCCCCGAACCGGTGTAATAAAATCCCCTTTCGGTAATGGAAGATCCGGTGGGAGCAATTGACTAACCTGTAACCCGGCCGCATCAACTTCATATTGGCTTAAAGTTACCGGTTGACATCGGCAATTATATCCCCAGGGCGGCCAATACATAGACCAGAATGGGTGATCAATAGGAAAGACCATTCCGACTAAAGCTGCATGAGTCTCCCTGATCCGGTTGTCGCTGATCCCGGTATACATTGCATAAGGACGGAGGGCTTTTGTTTCTTGGGCTTGTTCCCAGTGGCCAACCCCATGCGCATTTTGAATATTAGTTCGAAAAACTGTTTCTTGGTGCCAATCAGACTTAAATAATGTTGAATCAGCAAACTTCTTAAAGTCCTCCAGGGTTTGCCCATCTTTAATTGCTGAGGTAATAGAATTGTGAGTTGACTGGAGGATCTCTGCACTATTTATCCCGGCAATGGTGTAGGCCCGGGTCCGCATTTCTGCCGCCACAACATTAAACTGATCCCGGGTCATAACCTCCCGGGCCAGAAATGCATTAACCGCCTCATCAAATGGCGGCATTTCTTCATATTTAAGCGGGCTGGGCATTTTCTCTTAAATGATCGGCCTTTATCCCGGGTAACTTATCCAGGAGGGCCTCAAAATTACAGGTAACAAACTCAGTGACGGACTTATTTCCCAATTCCCCATCTGCTGAATTCTTATAAAGATCCCATAGTTCATCCTGACCCCAGACCGCTATGCATATCCGGTCCATAATACTGTATTTAGGCTTAACGGCCGGATGCACTGTCATTTTCATGGCAATAACCGTCCTTTCATATAAGCTAACATCTGGGCCTGAAACAAAAGTTCGGCCTGTTCCATCCGGGGCATTTGAGGATACAGTTTTGCCAGACCATCCCGGATATCAGTCAAGGAACCCCCGTTGTTTATCAGTTCTTTCAACGGAGTTAAAAGTTTTTCCATGATCACGGCGTTTTGTTCTAAAGCATTATCCNGCCGGCCCCCCGTTTATGGAACCCAGCAACTTGAATATGGGAATCGGCCAGAGCAAACAAGATTCTGTTCCGAGCTGGAACTGCGGGAGCAGCCGGGTCCTCTTTTTCCCCGGGGTCATCCGGGTCCTCTTTTTTATCCCCCGGTTTCTCCGGGTCAACTACTGGCGGAGGTGCTGCTACGGGTAGGGGGATAGCCGTAAGATCCCGCGTAGTGGCTTCCCCGGCCTTGGCCTCAGGAACCCCAAACCGATCCCGGATAAAACTTAATGGAATAGGGAACCGGATCTTGTCTAAATTCACCAGGACTTCCGAAGTCTCTTTTGCATCGTCTTCTGCTTCGGCCTTAATCCAGAATTTCGGTATAGGAAGATTCCACCCATTGGGGTAATTGAACCCGACCAGGGGACGAATGAGCTGATCCGTAATAGTCCCTGACAGAGCTTCCGCATCTGCTTCCAATATATCCTGGCGGACCATCTCATGGATCTTTGCGGTGGAATACGTCCCCGTTTGCCCGGATGCATCCGAGGTCAGGGTTTGCCCCAGGACGGCTTTGCTGATTTCCCTGTTCGCAAAGTCGATGAACATCTGGTAGGGGTTCATCCGGCCTGATCCCCGGGTCGACTCAATAAATTCAATCTCCGTGTTCTTGGAAATAATCCCGGCGGCATCGGCCCCCATATTCTTTACGGCGTTTGCCAGTTTGGTAATATCCGCCGGATCAGCCCCCGAGTCATACTTACCTACTCGGATGGGCATGCCAAAGACCTCATTGAAAGTTACCCAGTCTTTGACAGTATAGTTCTTAAACAAATACATCCATGACAGAACCCGGAGGACCCCGTTGCGGGTATCGTGGCCGGATTTCGCCCGGCACAGATGCATAATAACCTTCCACGGTGGGGGAACGATCCCCAAGGACTGTTCTTGCTCCGTAATGATCCGGGGAACAATGGAATTGATCCAAGTCACGTTTTTAGAATGAATCCAGTTCAGGCTAGTCGGAAGAACTTTTCCGTCCCTCAGTTCCCACATGATCTCGCTGGCCGAATACCCCTTTCCAATTGCATCCAGCAGATCCAGGAGTGCCCCCCGGAAATTGGGGAGGCTCTTGATGGTCTTTTCCACGAACTCTGCAGTGGCCTTATCTTCCGGGGAATCAGAATACGTGGTAATAGTATATGGACAACCCAGAACTGCCAGCTTCCGAGTTTGAAGGACGGAAAAGATATGGGGGTCTTTTTCCTCAAACTCTTCAAACAGTTCTGCCGCTTCCTTACACGCCCCCAAATTGGCCTGATCCAGGATATCGGCTAACCGGCCCGGGGTTAAGTTTTTGGATGGATATGAGGAGTACCGATCCCGAACCAACGTGGCAAATAACTCATTTTTCTCCGGTTTCTTCTGCCCCGGGGTTCCTTCCGATGACTTCTTAATTAGCCAGTCCCAAAGTTTCATGTTCCTTTACCTCCCCGGGGGTCTCATTCCGTCGTCGGTTCAATCTATTTCTCCAGGATCATCTCCGTAAATATCCCAACTAATAGGCCGATCTCTTACCCATCCGCGGCCCGGTCACCGTTTGGTAAGCAGTAATCATCGGATTTGCATACGGCCGGGCCATTACTTCATAATTAAAGGCATGACGGAAGTGGTCCACCCCTAATTTAACATAAACATACCGTTTTGACCCGGTATCATCGTTCGTTTCAAGTTTTTTAGCGACATTGGCCATATGTTTAGCAAATTCTTCGACAATTGCCGACTTTTTGGGTAAAAGGACCAACTTTTTTAGTAATTCATTGTGGGAAGAGTCAAGAGACTCGGTTCGATTACATGCTACGAGCTTTTCTTCCTCATTCCAAGAATAAGCCCCCTTCCTTTTCTCTTGATAATAGTTCAGGAATACCCGGCCCGGGAACCGCTCCGCGAACGCCCGAGCATTCCTTATTTCCGGCATGGCATCAACCACACACCGGGCTACTTTAAAGGCTTTCATTAACCGGTCAAGATCTTCCCAATCTTTGTAAACCTCTAAATGGACGATTTGACCAGGGGGATAATCGATTCTTCTCTTTCCAATAACGACGTGGAGGTCAAGGCCCGGGGTCGCTTGAGGCAACTCCTTCTGATCCGCAGAGGGCCAGAATTTCCTCGACAGATAATCTATTTTGAGCTTCAACATAGGCCATCCCCAATTTGAGGTTCACAAATTCGGCCAAGTGCTCAGTAGTCCTTAATTTTAACAGGATTTCTGCAGGACTGACAAAATAACTAAATAGTTGCGAAAAATGGTACCCCTGCCGGTCCGTGACGCCTGGTTTCTTAGCGACCCACCGGCCTACATCCTGATCTAACCGGGTCCGACATTTCGGGCAAGCTAAAAAAGTTTCCCCGTTAAATTCAATTATGCATCCAATAGTTAAATTTTCCAGATTAATCGTGTCTTCTAAACAAACATCATTATTACAGGCCGGGCATTTCAACAACCAATATTGTTGATTTGATAGTTTAAATTCCTTATCAATCCCGTAATCCGGGATAGTCGGGTTTGACAACATAACCGTCTCTCGGAATTCCGAATGGCCCATGCGCTCCAAAGCCATGTCGACGGATCTTTGGGGAGCCTCGTCCAACTCATCAAAGATTATTTTGTCAACCGGGATAGATTTTAGACCAACCCGGGATTGCATACCCCGGAGATAAAGAAAAGTATTATGAATTTGTTTGATCCCGGCCGCATCCGTATCCCTTACCCACCGGCCAAAGGTCTCCGGGTTATCCGTGATCAGGGGAGCGATTCGGGACTTGGAGAAGTCGAGCGTGTCCGTGCGCGAGGGGAATAAATACAGAACCCCTTTATAGTTCTTATACCGGGCATTATACAGAGATTGAATCAAGGCCCATGTTGTGCACCCCAACTGAGCCGCTTTCTCCTGAATTATAAATGGGTGATTATCATCATACAATTGCCGGAGATATTCGTGATGAACAAAAGAAAATGGGCGGCCGTCCAGGACAATCGGGACCTTCTCCGCCCACACCCCCGGGGAAGCTTCCGCCGGAATATCTGTTTCTAAAGCAGTCTCAAGCCGATCCACAAAGTCGCTAACCAATTCCCGCGTCTTTGAGTTTCCGTAAGATTGCTCTGCCCGCTGCCGGGAATTCTTTTGCAACTTCAGCAATGGCAGTAATTACCTGTTCCTTAAATTCTTCGATAGCCCGTTTGTCAATGACATCCGTTTTTGTAGGAGCATCCAACCCCAATAACCGGGCTCTCCGCTCCATAATCTGAATACATTTAGCCACGGCCTTAGTCTGGTCTTCCACAGAAATAGGCCTTAAAACTTTAATTGGTTCCGGGAGGGGCTTGTTTGGATCAGGGGGAGTTCCGGCCCCATTACCATTTTCCTGGTCGGCAGGGGGAACAAAAACTTCTTCGTAGCCGAGGGCTTGTTGCCAAACTGCAGAATGGAGTTTATCGAGCCTCTCAAGTTCAAGGGCTTTTACAACTTCAACATCATCCTTACTTATCCGCCGGATATATGCTTGAACAGACCGGCAAGCTGTCATAGTACTATAGAACCCGCATTCTTCCTTTATTTGTAAATAAGTGCACCCGGCTTTCCTCATTGCAACAGCTTTTGCTTGCCTTTCATAGACGGCCAGGTTTTTGACCCCTGTTTTGATCCCCTTTAAATTTACAGTTATTCCTTTAGGCATAACCTAGCGGTCCATTAGGAAAAAGTAAACGCTGATCCAAAGATATAAACGATTGTACAACGGAAGGGCTTGAAATGTAAACCTGTTAATTGGGGGATTAAGACAAAAATATGGTACGGCCTGATCGAGAGGGGCGGCCTAACCCACCCCGAGGCCGGGAATGGGCGGGTGAGGGCACCCCGGGCCGGCGAACTTTGACCAGGCCGCACTAATGACGGTGCAGGTCACGAGGAGTATCCTCCGAGAGGACAAAATCTAAAATTACTTCATTGGCGTAATCCCCCTTATTATTCCATTACACATAGTTGATCAGGGGCCTATCCTGGGCCGGGGTTTTAGTGGTACACAAAAATCTTGTCCTGTTTTCCCCCTTGTGGGGGTATCTCCGAATTGTCTTTTACATTATAAAGGTTTCCCGGGGAATGTAAATAACAAAATGTGGCAGGGACCATTATTTGAAGGTCGTGTGGGAGACTTATTAGAGAGGTATTTTAGGGGCGGGGGACCTGGAGCCGTCGCGAAGGGCCGATCATTACTCATTCCTGTGCGTTTGATGATTTTTCCGGCCTTTTCCCCCCTATCCACCCCCTGACACACTTTTTCCTCATATATTGGCTCTTTCCTCGACTTTATCCTTACC